ATCCTGTCGCGCCAAAAGCATCCAGCTTTTGACATACTACTTGGGCTTCGTTGTACTCATCATCGTGGTCAGGTACTCCGTCAGAATCCCAATCCCTGCCAATACCGGAAGGTATAAATACCTGAGACTCAAAAGAAATTGAGTCCTCTTCCGGATCTAAGACAACATTTCCACGTTTCTCAGTAAGGCTTGGAAACATTGCACCGGCTCGATCGTTAATAGAGAGGTATGTGCCGTCAGAGCCTGCGCCAAAAAAGTTTAATGAACCGGTATTTTTTGGGAATAAGTCAAAAACATATCGCTCAAAACCCGTAAGTCTATCAAAGAATTTTTCTAGCTCTTCCTTTGTTCCGTCAAAAGGATACCCATTAATGATTGTATCAAATGCAACATTGACTTTTGCTTCAGCAGAATTAAAGAAAGTGTGGTTCTCAAAATTAGACCAGTCAACATTTAACTGCTGGGTTGACTTTAAGCCTTGGCCAGGATTATCAAACTTAAAAGACCGATCATCAATAACTGTTCCGGATAAGTGGGCTAATGTTTGATTTTCAATCCGACCTGAACCACCAATGATTTTTCTAACTACCGCGGGGGTAAATATTCTCGACTTACTAGTAATAGCCATTATAGATCAACCCTAAACCTTGTACCTTTACATTCATAGACAATCTCATTGCCATTTTCAACGATTAATAAATCGACTGTGTATGCTCGGCCTGGAAAAAGTGTGCTCATTACAACCTCGAAGTACATTCCATTTGAATCCGTAGAAAGCCTCGTACCATTTTTGTCATTTTCAAATGGAACTATTAGATCACCTGAAACAGTGTCTCTAATCCTATAATACATTTCATCAAAAATAATGCTGTCTATTTCTAGCTCGAGCTTACTAGCACCGAGATTTTGGTTGTGGTCTTTAGCAAAAACTCTAAATTTGGCGCGCTCTGATGTTTTATATGCTGGCTTGGCATTCAATACAGAAAATGTCAAATTTCTAGCTATAGCATTATATGCTGATCTTATAGGAGTATTAACAGTAAGTGTACCAGTATGAAGCGTTACACCATCAGAATCAGCCCAGGACGTAGCAAAATCTATAGACCCGCTAGCAACAATATGATCTTGTAGCGTTACAGAATTTCCTTCCTGGTATCTAGACACCTTAAAGTCTTCGTCTGGAACTGTTCCTGTAGAAGCAAGATTTGCTGGCTCACCGACATCGTCTAACTCTACGTGTACAGCGCAAAGACTAAATGCTGTTGCTGTTAGGCCAGATGTTCCAGAGTTAATTGTTGCAACTAACGTATTGGTAATCGTCTCCCCTGTGTCACCTTCTTCTATTACTACATGTACTTGTGTATTATCACTAGCGGGGGCATCATCATCAACGTAACCGAACCAAAAATCGTATATTACCGGGGCATCATTATTTGCAATCGTAAAATAGTAGCCTCTCAAGTTCTCACTGTCTGTATCATGATCAACTAATACCACCCGTACAATCTCAGGTTGACTGGAAACAATTGATGTATCGGTGGATGATAATAGGTTCCCTTCATCTTCACTAAAAATAACAGAGTACATTCCATCAATCTCAGTATCAGAATCACCATATGCTGTTAACCGAGCTACAGTATGTGTAGCCGACTCATATGAGCCTGTAGAGAGGGTTAACGTTAAATCTTCTCTTTCGGCAGCAAGATGCGTTGCAACACCCCTGACACTATTTTGAAATAATAATGTGTTGTCGGTATCAAAAATAGCATTCTTGCTATTATCTCTAAATGAATCATTCCAAGAAATACAAAGCCTTGGACGTAAATACTGGTTTAGTGCATGTCGAGATGCAAATCTCTTTAAGAAATATGTTTTGGAGTCTTGTTCTTCAAGCTCAGAAAATGAAATCCTAAACCCGTTAGGTGTGATATCCGGCGTTTCTCCAAGCATCTTTTTTACTAATGTTGTCACATCAAAACTAAATGGCTCAGTGCCGTCGACAAAGTTCTTACTAACATATAACTGATCAAAGCCGCCTTCATCATTAGATGCGCTACAGTATACGTCTAAATCAGGGTTTCCTAACACACCTTTTGCGTCGGCACCCGCTGAGTTCCATAATATCGGTTCAGCTGAATATGATGCGGTAACAAAATTGCATATATCTAGATCACTAAATGCACCGGTATCTCGTCCTATACCTTCTGTAAAAGACTGTGCCATAGGAAATACTTCAACATTAAAATTAGTTGGTGCCATCTGGCCGTCGAGGATGTCATATAAATAAAGTGTTGCATTAAAATCAGAATGTGTAGAATCTAATGTCGACATGTCATTTAATATGCTGAGGTCAAAATCAACAAATATCCTAGATAACTCAACCGCGGTTTCTGGTACAAGATCACCGTCGACATCTAGATTATAGGTTCCAGCTTTATTGCCTTGTTGCGTCACGTTAATCGAGAAATTCGAATCAGCTATGGTACCGGACGACGCATTCTTGACGGGACCAGGTTCATCAACGGTTAACTCAACCTCACCGGAACCTTTATTTGTAGCAGAGAATGGCGCTAATAGATCTAGTGCAGCGGTGAGGGTAGATGCGATTGTTTCTTTTGCACCCCCATCTTCATCAGTCGTCGTAACAGATATCTGGATACCTGTCGCACCCACAACAGCTGGATCATTTCCTGACTCATCTACGTCAAACCAAACATAATACTTTATGTCGGCATCATCATACACTATAAAATAAAGGCCATCTAAGTTCTCTGAGTCTCCGTCATGATCAGGAAGCACTATTGTTACTACTTCGCTTTGATTAACGGCCTCTAGAGTAGGCAACGATGACTCTCCATAAAGCTTAAATAAATCTAGTGTACCAGCCTGGCCAACGTTGGCATCAGATGTTCTAAACCTATTACTTAAAATCTTATTTTGAATATAGGTGTCTTTGCTAGCGGTTATGTTTAAGTACATTCTCTATAAACTCCTTAAGATGCATTTCCAACAATATCATATTTGGGATACCTAAGCTCAAATATTGAGCCAGGAGGGCCTACGATCAACCCCTTCGCAGTATTTGAATCAACATCAAAACTCATCCCGCTATATAGTCTGTCTTCAATAACACCACGCATTGTCGTAACATTAATACTGGTCATCGTTAACACCCCGTCAGTATTAATGATAATGTTCATTAGGTCGACCAAGATAATAGGCTGATCAATCTGGAACATTTTAATATCTAAAGCTGCCTTAAGCTTGGCAATGATTTGCTGAATAACCATTATCTTATTATACTTTGGGTTAACTACTACATCAAAGTCTACCCTGAAGTTTATGATTTGTGCATCTAAGATTTCGATGGCATCAGATATTAGCCTAAATTCATTTAGATATGTACGGAGGTTCTTCTTGAGACTATCAGGTGCTGTGCACAATTGTCTCTTCCTATCTTGGCATGTAATATATAGTTCGGCAGCTAAGGGGTTATTCGGGTTCTGGTGTATTCCGGCTCTGAACACACGCCCAAATGACGACGGCATTGTGTATAGTCGTGCTAGTAAGTCTTCTTTACTTACAATTCTAGATTGCATCGAACGTACTGCAGGAATTTGGGCCCTTAAGTCCTCTATATCAGGAGCTGCTGCACCACCAGCTGCAGCATATTCATTGGTCACCTTAAGCTTTGTCTTCATCGTCCTCATATCAACTAACTCTTCAGGCGAAGGGTTCTCTAACATTGGCCATTGGATGTGGAGTGTTGTTACTGATCTAACCCTACCCGGCTGGACATTATGATTTAAGCCACCCCCGAATCGGTACCGAATTTTCAATGTTGTATTTTTTGGAGCCATTCCCAGTGTCTGTGTCTCCAGCATTGAGCTTGGGTCGATAGAAAAGCGTGAAAACATCGTCTTTCCGTAAAGCGGCAATGATAAATCACTAGGGTCTGGAATTATATCGTCGTCTAGCGAGTCCGCATCGCCCCCGCCAAACTGCAACTTTGTTGTCTTTGTTGTTACATTGGGCAATACGATAAACCTATAAGGCGCCGGTACAATCTCTAAATTACTTTCAACTAGTTCATAATCGTCGTCCATATTGACGATACCCCTGAACACAGTATCTTGGGAAAGCGACTCAACCTGATAGTATTCATTCCCATCTGAGTCTGTTACTTGTAGAATCTCAGTAACACTTTGCCTGGCTAGCGATATTTTCCTAAATGGTTTATGGCCACCTGTTATATTAAACGTCTCAGTCGCTTCCTTACCAGATATGCATACTACTTCTCTTTGAACCTCAAATATGGAAGGGTTACCATTCTCATCAGACTCGAACACTGTCGAGCCAGCTATTAAATTACCGGTCCTGTCCTTTTCCCACATGAATAAATCTTCTACAGTTACAAATGTGACACCTCCGCCGGCGACAACAGTACCTTCGCCTATAGTCGGCAATAGGCCTTGGTGGGGGACATATTCTCCGTCCTCAATTCTTGATGGGACAAATGCAGTAAACTTAACTGTAACAACCGCAGGGCTAACCCCCCGCTGCCTAACACCAGCCGCACGGAGGTGGCGGTGAATATTCTTGGTCTCTACTGCAGTCTCCCAATTTAGCTCATTAAATTGGTGATCTAAGTAGAATGACATTGTGTCACCTACCATGGCTGCCATATCTAAGAATAGTCCACCAACAGAGGCTTCGCTGAAGTCACGTATCTTGTCACCAAAATAGGATTTAGCGTAATCATACAACTCAGCCCGGAATGAATCAAAATCCCTGGCTATATAAGAGCGGTTTCTATTCTTTTTAATTTGATTATTTATTTTTTGCTTTACGCGACTCATTAGTTATTATCCTGTCGAATACAATATTACTTCGATTGCTTTGTCTTTAACTGCTATTCTGGGAATGTCGTAAATAATTCTGATACCTAACTTTCCTGTATGTTCATTTTCACGATGGTCAGTGAAAGTCTCGAATGTCTTCAAGGAAATAAAGGGTGCATATTTTCTAGCTGCTTTAGCTATTCTACGGATTGCCTCTTTATCACCATCCTCAGAACCGATTTCATGAGTAAGCTCACTTAAGTTTGCACCAAAATCATAAAACCCCAGTCGGTCACCATGATTTGTCAGAATTAAATTTCTAAAGTTATCATGGATTTGATCGGCTAAATTCTTGTGCATCCTCAAGAGGCCGTCAGCCCCATCACCAATCTCTAAGGGCGTCTTAATCCCAATCGGAATTTCATTGTCATCCCACCTTCGCTTGTTCTCTTGATAGAACTCATCTTTAATGCCGACAGACCTGAAGTCATATATCCTGGAGGATTGGTTTTGAATATTGCAACTATCGTTGTCGGACATACATCTACCCTTTAAAAGTTATCTAGTAACTAATTATCATCTTGGCGAGAATATACGTTAATTCTTAACCATAGAAATCATCGCCAAGGCCTGGCTTCCAACCTGCATGCCTCTTTTTTATTCCTGCACGAGACTCGGCGTCCGCAGCTGCTTGTCTTGCAGCTTTTTCTTCTGCTGCCTCTTTTGCTGCTAGCCTGTTCAAGGCTTCTTCAGCCTTAGCGCGCTTTTCTTCGTCTGTTAAATCACCCGCCATAGCCTTGATCTCTTCCTCAGTAGGTACCTTAGGTACTTTTTCACCTGCAGCCTTAAGTGCATCAAGCATAGGTTCCATGAACATAAAAATAAGCATTATTGGTAATATTAAAAGACCGATAAAGCAGATAGCTAAATCTAAGAGACCTAATGTTGGAAGCATTAATGCTGGAATATCAAGCGCTAATGCGATTGCAGGAAGCACTAAATCAAGTAAGCCATCAAAAGATAGATCTGGAATCTTAAACTCTAGAAGCCCAATAGCAAAATCAATCGGCAGAGATAATAATCCAAAGATCAATGCACCCAATGCTGGCAGTTCTGGCATATCTAAGTCCCCTATTATGCCGATATCAGGTATTGGAATTGGTGGGAGGCCAGGCGCAATTAACTTAAACGGTAATGCAGGAAGCTCGACTGCTAGACCTGGTAACTCTAGAAACCCAGGGATATCAATGTCTAAAACAATATTTAGCATCGGTAAAAATGGAGCGATTGAACCCAGTGCTAGCTTAAGCATCAAGTTACATATTCCAAAAGGTTCATATACACCCTCAGCGTCTGCAGACTCTTCCGGTTGGGGAGGTGGGCATTCAAGGGGCATGCATGCCGTAGCTACAGCTATTGCTGCATTAAAAGGCTCTGCTACTGCACCAGGTACTGACATTTTTTACTCCTATAATAACTTTGCTACTTTAGAGCGGGCATCATCCATCTCCTGTTTAAGAGTTGCAATATGACCTCGTAGCGGGGGCATAAGCGTCGGTGCGCCCAGATTTGATATGGACGTTTCAATTGTCGTAGCTAGATTATTGGCAAAGTTATGAATAGCCGTAATAAATAAATCCCCTAAAAGCATCGGTTCGGTAGCACCTAAACCGAGAGAAACTTGAGCACCTTCGCCCGGGCCTTTTTCAATTCCAGAGCCTATAACTACCTTTGGGCCGTCAATCATAATAACGCCGTCAGGACGAATTGTAATAATCCCTCGTCCTTCACCCGCTTCATCATCTGCAGTACCTTCTTTAACAATCGTAATAGAGCCCTGGATAGGGCCGTCTGGGGCTTCAAGATCCTGCCTAGCAATAATTCGAACCTCATCGGACTTTGCAATAATTGCAGCCTGACCTATACCTTCAGCAAACTCTTCCAAAATTTCAATATCAGCACCATCATTAGGATCCCCTGCAGGTGGAACCTGGGGATACTCTAAACTAAAATTAAAGTCAGGTAGCGTATTCATTGAAATATAAATTCGGGATGCATCATTAAAAAAATCCGGATCACCCTCTGATGCATCTGTTAATCTATTTTGTACATTATCTGCATCATTCCCAGCGCCAACAGCATTCTTATCGGTTTCATCATAATTTCTCGAGTTTGTTATGACCCTACATGCCGTTAATTCTGCAGGAGAATCTGGATCAGGAAGGTACCTGCCCCGGCCGGCGACCATGTCAATAGTTCCAGAGAATGTTCTTTCATTCTTGTCTGTTGCACCATCTTCAGGGGGTGCATCAAAATTTAGCTGAGCTAAAGAAGCACCCGTCGTTGTTGCATTAGACCACTGTGGTGGCTCGGCAAATGATTCTTCAAGTGAGTCCTTTGTATAACCTCTGTCTTCGCCAAGGGATATCATAGTATTATTTGAGCCCTGTAAGACAAGGTCACCTGGCCGCTTGGTCCAACGAGGCACTGGCTCTAGAGTAACTGATTGCATGCCTAATGAACCAGAATATATCTGATCATACTTTCCTTCATTCCGTAATCTCATTTTTCCAGGTATACCAGCCCCGTTAGGAAACCCTGCACCTCGATCATCTTCAGCTGGTGGCTCTACTTCCCTCTCATCAGGAACTGATGTTAGGGCATTGTACCCCCTATCCGAATGTGTGAAATTAATATCATCAACATAGTCAGGCTCTGATATTCTGCAAATCCAGTACCCTAATGATGCAGACGGGCCGGCTTCGTTATCCTCTACAAAAACCCAAACATGTTCTCCAGGTTTAACTGGCATACCGAGATAAGGGGGGAAGAACGGAAAACAAACCATGTATGCAGCATCTTCTCTAGAGCCCTGGCCGGCTGTAACGATTTGTACAATGCATGAATTGCGTGGCGCTATCTCTAATAAAGACGCATCTTTACATGTAGTGCCCATTTCTTCATGTTGCTCTTCGTCAAGAATAGCAGGATCATGAATTACATCAATAACGACACCACGATATAGTGATGGTGCACCAGGTGCCTCGGCCGCTTGCTTTGCTATAGCACTAGCATTAGACTCTTTGCTTTCGCCTGACAGTTTTCCAATTGGATCACCAGCCATTATTACCCCTCATTAATCTGAGAAAATAAATCATCCGGATCAATTCGCTCAGACCTTTCTTCTGCCTTACTTATAAGTTCAGCTAACTTCAAAATTTGCTCATTTGATTTACTCATACGTTCTAGATATTTTGACAATGTCGGGCCCATTGTAGAGTGTTCATAAGCACCACCCATCATCTCTGACTTTGCTTCATCCAGCAATAGCTGGGCTTGAGCCCTATCAGAAAGTGCATTCTCATATATCTCTTTCCATAAAAGCTTTTTTTTGTCATCTGACTTTTCAATTGAATTCAAGAGATCAGAAAACTGCTTTATTTTATCTTCCGACTTATCAACTTTGTCAATCATTTTCTCGACTGTACTCATTTTTACCTCTAGAATATATCAAATTTCTTATCAGGGCCCCTGACTAAAGAACGATAGTGTTTTCGAATAATCGACATAGCAACTGATAATTGCTTGGGGGACAAACCTGATATATCTCTAACATATACAAAGATTGCTCTCTTATTTAAGAAGTCTAATTGATCCACTGTTTCGAAAACGGTAATCACAGCATCAATACATTTCTTCTCATTCTCCCCGCTGACTCTTCCTTTAATCTCCGCAAGTACTTCCATAATTTCATTTCGAAAGTTTGCTTTTATCATCTCTTCATCAGGGGGCAATATTACATCATGAGAAGCATAAGTTTGCTTATCACGTCTAGACATTCCTTCCTGGTGATCTACACTAACATGCCGCCGTTCACTCTTGATGCGCCGGCGAGAATTAATGATTAACCAGTTTTTTGCAACAACATTAAAATATGAAAATGCCTTTGTCCCTTTATCCGGATTCCATTTATGAATCGTCTCGAATAAAAAAGACACACAGTCATTCTTTAAGTGTTCGTATGGTTCACCGGGTGAGATGAACCCATAAATAAAAATCAGGTTTTGTGCTAGTTTCTCAAATGCAGGAAGAATTTTCTCTAAATAAAGTTTATTCTTTTCCTCGAGGCAATCTGAGTTCTGATATTGTATAATCGCGTCTTGGGTTTCTAAATTAAAATAATTTTTACTACCTGACTTTCGACGCCGAATAATTCTTTTTCGTTTTGGTTTGGTCAACTTTTCTATCCTTCTTCTGCATCGTCAGCCCCTATATCAGAATCTTGTTCGTTAACCGAATCCACCAAAGTATTTGCAACACGTAGCATTGCATGTTTAGTCCGCTTAATATCATGATGTACCCGTTTAATTTCAGGACTATCATAAAAAAGAGGTATTTCTAAAACTTTTCCTATGGATTCTTCCCTTTCATCTAATATATCCAACGCTTCCTCTATAGAATCTTGCATATTTAGTATTTTAATACCAAATTTGACGTTGTAATATATTGATGCAGCGAGTAATACAAATTGCACTGCTGCTATCGACCCTAGAATCCATAATTCCATATCTAAATTAACCCACTAAATACTTCATCGTACCTTCTGCAAATTGCATCTTGAGAATATTCTTCCTGTAATACTATACTTAAATCTCTTGCCCATGTATTCGGAATATCATTAGACTCATAAAACTTACGAAATCTAGCCTTGGCATCTTTTTCAACTGGCTCAGCCCATTTCATACCCGGAAGGAATAACCGACCGTCAACTCTCGATTTATGAATTTCTTGTAGGCTATAGCCCACCTTAATGAATTTCCCTCTGTTGAGAAAATCTAAATGCCCAGACCAGTTAGTTGCAATAATAGGCAATCCGGATGCAGCAGCCTCCAAAAGAGGTAACCCAAATCCTTCACCCCTGGTTAGAGAAACCAGCGCCTGAATATTTTTATTCTTATATAGTGATGCAATTTCATCCTGAGTAAAGCTGCCATGTAACAGATGTACTTTTGGATAGGCCCCAGGACGAACTTCTCTTAATAAAGATCTTAAAAGCTTCTCCGTAACAACTTTGTCAATTTTTGTGTTTTTTCCGGAATTTGTTTTAATTACGATGCCTACATCTGGATTATCTTTGAACTCTTCGCAAAGCCACTTGATAGTATTAAATGTGTTTTTCCTATCATTGTGGGGATTGCTGCCGGTTATCTGGCCAAAGAGCAAAAAATTAAAATTAGTATCAAGGGGTAGGTTGAGCTCTTCCCTGGATGGAATTGAATCATAATATGACTCTGGAACAACATGAACCGGTGGGCTTACACTTCCGGTATTCTGTATACATGCTCGTACATGCTCAGATGGAACAACAATCATGTCCATTTGATTACAATTTAAGATCCACTTTGGGTTGCACTGATCAGTTTCGATAAATGCAGAAACACCTACATTTCTTTTTGCTAGAGAAGGATCCCACTCATTAGGTAGTTGAACCTGAATTGATACATCAGGCTTGCCTTTAAGGGGCTTTGAGCGTTCCATAATCTCGCCAACTAAGCCATCCTCATACTCTGGATTAATCATCCAGCTGGTCATTCCCCATGGTACCACTTGAGTTATGACATTAACATCCTGTGTTAGCAACCACTTAAAAATCTGTCGTGAATGAGTACCGTACCCTGAATAACTTAAAAGAGGAGCTCTAATTACTACTGTTTTCATTAATTAATCCCTATAGTGTCTTACATGTCCAGCGCTGGTATCGACTCTTCCAGTTTGATATCGTATCATTCATCGTGTCATGCCACATGTCAATGGTATCCTGGTAATTAAACTCTGAGTCAACATAATCTTTGGCTTTTTTGCCAAGATTTTTCCTGCTATCCGGACCCATCTCATACATTTTCTCTATAGCATCAGCAATACTAACATGAGAAACTAAATCTTCATATATGTACGGTACCTGTTGACTACCTACTAAAGTTGTTAACTCTACATCTAATCCAATACCATTCTCCGTACCATCACGGTGATCAACAACTTGCCTTGTTAGGCCTCCTGTCTTAACAGCTATAATTGGCTTACCAACCTGCATAGCTTCTAGAGTTGTCAACCCAAAGCCCTCTGCGTAGCTTACATTGATACATGTATCTGAGATGTTGTGTAATACATTAATTTGCTCAAAGTCTAATCTATCTTTAGAGAAAACAACACTGTCTCGAATTCCCAGCATATCAGCAACTTCATAAAGGTTCTGGCCTTCGCGGTCAACTGGATCTGTATGTAACAATAAAGAAGCTTTGTTAGTGCCATGTTTAGACTCAAGTCGGTCCATAAACTCTTTCCATGCCCATAAAAGATCACCGGCACGTTTTCTTCTAGCATTTCTATTCATCCAGAAAACCACAAAATGATCCGTACGGTTCTGTCCAAGGACTTGTTTCTTAAATTTTGCAACTTCAGAAGCCGGTAAGGGTCGGTATACATCACCTGGTAATGCATGAGGAATAAAATTTGCTTTATTAGGTACTAGCTCTTTACACATCTCATATGTCAAATAAGAGTGACAATTCACCAGGTCGGTTGATTCATACAATACTTTGTTAAACTCTGGTGTTGGTCTATTATCCCAGACATGCCAATATGCGATAGGGCATACTTGGTGTATTTCATCTTCCATTTCCCAGGCCCAGATGAAGAAACGGGGATCAGTAAATAAAAGAAGGAGGTCAGGCTTCTCTGTCGCTAAAGTTACTCTAAGTAATTCAGGGTTACCAAACCCATCAATAGGGCGGATGATAAAGTCTTCATTAACCTGGACGGTGTCATAATTATCATGCTTCATAGCAGCACCAAACTGCCGGAAAGTCCACTCATTCTTTTTAAGGAGACCATTAATCAGGTGGCGTGTTTGAACCCCTACCCCGCTGGTGCTTAAAGCATGATCAGATAAAACTAATACTTTCTTTTTCTTCAAGATACACACTCACATTCATGATATATTGTATAGCTACCTCCGATAATATAAACTAATCCTCGGATACAGCTCTACCAACCATGTTCTCCCAATCACGTTCAGCCTGAGGCCGGACTTCCATATTTTTTTGCCATACAGCAGTCAATACAGTAGGTTCAATGCTTAGGTCCTGAGCAACAAATCTAATAGCATTTAGATCCTTAGGAAAGCAATGACCGCCAAAGCCCATGCTTCCGTCAGGACCAGGTACTGATAAATGGGACTTGCCAATACGTTCGTCATATAGTGCATACTCTACCACCTTGTCAAAATCAATATCCATCCCGTCACAAACTTGTTTCATCTCATTTGCAAACGAAACCTTAGTTGCCAAGAAGCAGTTAATAAAATACTTCACTGTCTCTGCAACGTTGGCACCAGTCTTAATAATCGGTACCTTTGGAAATGCACGCCTGTACATTGTCTTAACCTTCGTTGATGCCGGTCGGGGTCCACCGATGACAATACGGTTTTGGTTCTTAAAATCTTCAAAGCTATTAGCTTCAGTCAAAAACTCTGGGTTAAAAATAATAGTTACGTTCGAGTAGCGATCATTTAATCGATCAGTTGTACCAGGCTCGATCGTAGACTTGATAACTGCTATAGCATTTTTATTAAGCCGGCGATTTGCATCATTAATCTCTGAGATTGCATCTTCAACAATCCTCGTATCACATCGTCCATTCTTTTTCATAGGTGTAGGTAGGCACACAAAGACCACTTCATCAACTCTGTCAACTAGCTCTGAAATTGATTCACATGTAGAATTCTTTGCTGGATCAATATCACATGTCTCAACATTAAATGCATGCCTCATTCCTTCACGAATGGCTGAGCCAACAAACCCCTGACCAATAATTCCAATTGTCTTTTTATTCATTTTTTCCTCTTAAAGTTCGTCACCGGGACAATGCGGTGTATTTTTGAAATCGCAAAACTTGCATGCATCACCACGATTCTTCGGAAAAAACCCTCGCCGAACTGTGGAAATCATGCTACTTACTAACTTATCAGCCTTTTCCTGTGTTTTCGGGCCGACTGAAACTTTTATAAATTCACATGTCTTACCTGGTTTAGCGCCGCGCTTAAGTAAAACGAATCCACAATATACATCTTTAGGATCAACGTTAAGCTTACGACTCCAGTAATTTTTATATAGAGCAATCTGCGCTTGAGTTAAAAAGCTGCGCCTCTTATCTGAGTTCCAGCCTCTAGAATTAGCTGTTTTCCAATCGATGATGTAACATTTGAGATTGCCTCTCTTGTCGCGGCACTTAATAATAGCATCAATATATCCCTTATATGTCATCGTGTCATCACGATACACAGCTTCCATCAAAGGATATTCCGCCGCTACAGTCTCCCAACCTGGAAATTCTTTTTCCATAAAGTCTGGGAGATCTTTAATACAATTCTTAGCCCAGTCAACCCAGTCATCAATCTTGTTGTGGCGGTACTTCCAACCTTGTGCAGACGAACGTGCAACCATGCCATCAATGAATTCTTTTGAGTCAAACCCCTTCTCTTCCCAGGCTGCTCTTAATGCAGCTTCAGTCTCATCTAATATAAGCTCACGGGTCTTAAGGAAATGTTCACAAGCCTCATGTACAATTGTACCATAATCTAAATAAGGCGACTCATCAAAAGTCTGCAACTTATCGATATACAGAAGCTTATGGCGAAAAGGGCACTCTTTCCAGTTCCGTACTTCAGAATAGGAAATGTGCCCTTTGTTGGTTGGAAAATTCGTCATATTATAGTATAACGAACCAAATCTAAATGTTCAGTTATTTCTTCCAAAAACTATAAAGATTTTTTTCAACCTCATAATCAAAATATTCTACATTTCGATTCGGCTGGGTTTGGGCCCAGGAGTACATCTCTCGAACAGTCGTTTCAAGATCGGTATTATCATTAAAACCTAAAAGCTCTTGAGCTTTTGTATGGTCTGAATATGCTGTGTGAACCTCATTTCTCTTTTCAAGATGGACAAGGTCAACATTATTGTCAAACTCAGCAGCAACCTTCTGTACGGTTAGGGCTGCATCATTAATAGTCCAATACTTGTCGGCACCAATGTTAAATGTCTCACCGTGGTGTTGGGTCATCAACTGTTCAAACGGCTTCATGTAAAAGCTAATGTCAGAAAACGCTCGAACTTGAGTACCGTCCCCGAAAATTGTAAGAGACTCATTATTCATTGACTGTCGAATCCAGATACCAATTACATTCCGGTATCGATCCCAGATATTTTGATATACCCCAATCACATTATGTGGCCGGACGATAGAGTACTCCAGGCCAAAATGATCCTTAGCTAATGCCAGATCCATCTCTACAGCATACTTCGCAATACCATATGGATCTTCAGGGGTTTGCGGTTGGGTCTCTACAAACGGAGGTGTACCTTCACCATAAACAGCCATTGAAGATGTAAAAACAATCTTCTTCACTTCATTATTAATGCATGCATTGATAACATTAGAAGAGCAAACAACATTATTCGTGTAATTAAAGCTTCGAATATAGGGACTTAATCCTTCAGCAGCATATGCAGCAAAGTGATATACATAGTCTGGCTTATGATCTTCGAAAATCTTGTTAACCGCAGAAGCATCATTTAGATCTGCTTCATAAAATACAGAATTGGGATCAACACTAGACTCATATCCCCCAAAAAGATTATCAATACCTACAACAGTATATCCCTTACCGGTAAGATATCGCGAAAAATTAGCACCTAAAAGTCCGGCTGCACCGGTAATCAAAACTGTTTTACTCATCTAAATTTCTCCTAATTAGATTCAATTGAATTATATCATATAATGTTCAGAAGTTCAACCAATAAAACCACGAGTTCTCAAAAATAAAGACTCAGCTTGTTGTTGTAACGAATCCTCTGAAAACATGTCTGCACCTTGTGCAATATTGTAATGATATGCACATATTGGAAGATATGATCTACTAAGCTCTAACTGCTGACAGCGTTCAAGTACTGGAAGGTATATTGCTTGATCGGCAATCCTCTTAAAGTATTCACCTTGTGCGTTGTAGAAATTTTCCATATCGATATCATTGATTAAAAACTTTCGAAACGTTTTAAGATGACTAGACACCCACTCATGCTGGTATACGTCTGCATCTTTTGGGAGGGGCTTCGACCCTCCGGTTATTGTAAATCCCCAACGCTGATTTGTCCAGACTGCCCCTACAGTTTGCTCCGGATGATTATACTGCTCATTGATTAATGTAAGCGCATCCATGTCGCATAACCAATCATCACCGTCAACATGACAAATAATATCATCATCATTAGCCAGGCTGATTCCTGTTAGGATGTTCGGTAAGGCATGATATTGATTATCATTTTCAATTACGGTAACCCTATCTTGGGCATTTTCGAACTTCTTTAAGAATCGATTAATCTCGGTGACAGTACCATCGGTAGAATTATCGTCGATTATAACTACGGACCAGTTTGTATGTGTCTGGGCCCAGATTGAATATAGACAACGTGCTACCTGCTCTTCAGCATTTCTAACAGGTATTACAATCTTAAAATGATTATTCACTATCGTCATCCTCAAGCATAAGAGATGGGTGGCGTACATCAATCCCTAATTCTGGGGTTGGTTTACCAAAGTCGACTTTTTCATGAAATACCCAACCTCCCATTTTTTCTCCAAGTTGAGTAGCTAAGCGCTTAATGTCTTTATTCGTAACTTTAGACCACGACTTATCAAAAAACATATTATTCTCTGATGTATCTTCTTGAGGTATATCATATAGGCTTTGCCAATGCTGGGACCAGTAATCGCGATATGTCTTAATCTTTCTCTCAAGGTCATACCATGAATAATGATAAGCTGTAGGCAACATTTCAATATTTCGCGAAAACCAATCTTTATATTTCTGATGCGCGTCCTCATTATTCCCTAATGCCATCATACGGAGATTGTGGGCATCTTCTGCATAAAATGAAGCATGCGGAATAAGTTCACTAGTATCCTTATGGATATAATCACAACCATCCGTACCTGGCAATGCGTGAAGATAGCCATCACCATCATAAGCCTGCAAATGTTTAGGGATCCCATGGGTAATCTCAGGTTTATTTCTAGAAATGCGCCATTTCCATGGAGTCACATCCATCCGGGTTTTTCCCTGATCACCCCAGAACTCAACCACGGGAAGAGAAACTAAATCAACCTCCTGTGGGAATACGGTTAGTAGCCGGCGCACTTTCTCATAGTCATCCTCATGAATAACCTCATCAGCATCTTGCTGCCAGCAATATTGCATGCTGCATAATCCTCGAGCAGAAGCTTTTTGTACTCCATCAAAGACAGCAAAACGAGGGTGAGCCCAATCTCGTTCAATTAAGCTAACCTTAAGCCGGGGTTCTTCAACTGCCATATCAAGTAACTGTTCATACGTACCGTCCTTAGAACCTCCATCAACCACTACCACTTCATCGCAGAAGCCTAACATTGACTTAATGGATTGAACCCATGGATATCCGCCTTCGTTACAATTAAGGGTGGTTGTGTAACCACTGAGGGTTGGATTATAATTCATTGCATATTTGATTCCATTCCAGAATCTTTCTCGAGCTGCGTAGAGGTAAGCCTGGGTATCATATACATCAGCGGTATCAAACCAGATTTCATTTTTATGCTGTACGTTTTCATTTAATACTAGCTTACACCCAAGAAGCTTAGCCTCAATAACGATCCTTGGGCATGTATCTGCCCCGGCCGGTAGAAACACCAGGCCTTCGGCCTTTGACAATTTATCTAAAACATCACCATACTCAAGGTTCTGAATCAGCTCATAATCTAAATCATGATTAATGCAGTGTTGAATGGCATCATCTGTACCTTTGACCCATGAAGTACTTCCTAAAACTAGCCACCCTTTTCTTTCATTATCTTTATTTTGTTGAGTCAGATAATCAACTGCAGCAAAAAATTTCTCTGAAAATACGGAGCTTAGTACAGTGCCGTCTTTTTCTGAAAGGAAAGGAAAGTGTTCTAAATAAATGTTTTGCTGAGCTTCTGACATCCACCAAACGCTCTTGCTTCCATACATAAAAGCAGATATCATCTTTCCATGAATATCATTATGGCAGCCGCACTCACCTTCATTATGGATATGTTTCTGAGGGGATCGATATTTACAGTACTTATAGTCATACTCTACTATAGAATAGCTTAAATTTGCAACTATCATAGGGATCAGATTAAGATTCATATGTGCATAGTTACCGAATATCCAATGTTTATCTGAGCATTGTTCCAATAATTCTTGTGTCACATCCCGTGCATGTAATTTATAAACACTAAAGGGGGAAGACTCAATTAAAGCTTCAGAAGTAAGTTCAGCACCACCCTGAAGATCCTCTACAAAAAAATCCGAAACAAAAACTATATCTGTCTCTGAGGGGATCTTATTATTTTCACCCTCAGAAAATGGGCTATTAAACATGCACTATACTCCTACTCGCTACTTGATCAGCTTATGAAGAAGGTACAGTGAAAAAAAAATATGTACAATTACTTATACAAAATTCCTTTACAGCCCTAATATAAATTACTGGATCTGGTTCAGTACTGAATCTGAATATCTGATAATCAGTATTCTATTAATATTAGATCAGCTTTACTTTATTAATAGATCAGTATTGAATCAGATCTAGCTAGTTAGCTTAGCTATAGCTGCATTAATTTCTTCTTGAAGGATTGTTTCGCTATACATTGTGTAATATGAATGTACGTCTGCACCTAATGCGCGTTCTTCTTCTGTGGTATAGTAGTGCCACCATATGTGACCGTCAGCTTCAGAGGTTGGGGGATTTTCCGGATCCGGGGCGGGATATAATACTTCAAGTTGTTCAGCCATGAAACCTTCTGTAACGGTACCTGATAATCCGAACAGCATATTTGCAATTGCTTTCCATTCATATTCATACACTGTTAAGCCAATTAAGTTATATTGACTAGTAATTTCAGCAGTAGGTACCGATCGGGTTATAATCTTAAGGTCCTTATCCGACCAGTCACCTATCCCGAGGTTCCGTTCCGGTGGGGGACTATAGTCAAGATCAGCATATGAATAAGAGCTATCGATTGCCGTAATATCACTCTGGATGTTGTTTACCTTAGTATTCATACTGGCTAAGGTACTTTCGGCATCTGCTAGGGATGTATCTAAGGTATTGATGCCGTCAGACAAATTCCCAAGATCGGTCGTTAAGTCTGTTATCTTAGATTGTGACAATGAGGGTATCCTACCAGTTGCAAAAGATCCCGCAGTAATTTTGCTAGCATTTAAGTTAGGTATCCTACCAGTTGCAAAAGATCCCGCAGTAATTTTGCTAGCATTTAAGTTAGGTACCCGGCTAGCGGAAGACAGGACACCACCCGAGTTAAAGTAACTCTTTGCAGTAACACCGGCTTGTACATCAGACATATCAGATACGAAAGCTGTCAAGCCCTTGCCTCCCATTGAAAGACTGCTCTTATTGTTATAACTAACACTCTGATATGTAACAGCATGATCAGCTAGATCTGTTACTGCAGTCTTAAGGTTAGCATTAATATTATTGGTCTTAAGTTTTCCGCCGCTAAAGTAGCCGTTAACTGTTACACCTTTTTGCACATTTGTGTTGGCATCAATCAGTGCGTTGATTGCAGTACTGTCCGGAATATCACCGGTTGTTGCAAGGTCACTCGGTACCCCAGATAGCGTTGACCACGTTGGTGTTGCCGGGATATCACCGGTTGTTGCAAGGTCGCTTGGAACCCCGGACAATGTCGACCAGGCCTGGTTCGAATTCTTAAGATCATTATGTGCGTTTGACACATTTAATTTACCGTTAGTGAAATAGCCGGCAATAGTATCAATTGCATCTGTGTCACGAGGAATACCAGCCGGTAACATATCACCAAGAATAAGTCCATCGTCACCAAACTTATCTTGTAGGCCGGCGACATCATTAATGATACCATCAGAAGTTTTCAGGAATGACTCACCTTCAGGCAACAAGTTGTTTAGGCCGTCAGCAGTAAATTCAGAGCTATTAAGGTAATCCCCGGCCGGTTGTAAGTTAAACCCCTCAACAACAGCGGTTTTCACTGTATACCCTCCATCTCCATCATCGTCAAATATTCCGTTCCATGCATCTTTCTGTACGAATACGCTAGTATCAACGTCAGGTGCTTCCCATGCTGCCGGCATTGGATCAGAGTCTCTCAATACATCTGCTATATCATCTGTTTTTACTATGTCCGTCCAGCTGGAAGGTGTAGAAATATCGCCAAGTAGACTTTCGAGATCCGTTGTTCCAATTTGCGTATTATCATATTTTCCAGTATCAATCTTTCCGGCCTTATCTCCACCAATAAAAATATCCTCAGCAACTAAAACGTCGGATGGTAATGTATATTCTGTATTGACATATTTTCCGGTGTCGATCATTCCGGCCTTATCACCTCCAGCAAAAATATCCTCAGCTCTTACTATGTCACCAAGATTCTGCAACTCAGTTGGTAATTCAGAAATACTACCCCATGCTACACTTGATGGAGCTTGATCATCTCCGCTTAAAGACGAAACAGTTTCAAAGTCTGGCTCTTGAAATGCATCAACAATATGGGTAAAATCAATTCTATCCTGGCCGACGGCCGTCCACTGTGCTAAGGTAAGATCGACCTCACTAAATGAATCGACGCCGGATGCTGTTTGGGCTTCGGTTTTCATTGCTGTAATATCTTCTGAGGATGCACCCATAAATCCTTCTGGCAATTTTCCGCTTTTTCTTTTTTGAAACCTTAGTTCTCCGGAGTCACTAATTGATATTCTATGTTTTTCGCCAATCCAAATTGAATTGTCAGAAAGAAATAAGTGTCTAACTTTATTCTCCGCATCACCCAAGTCAAACGCTGCATTATTTTTTGGTATTAAACTTCCATCTGCTCGTGCGTCCCATTGCGTGAATCCAGCGTGTAGTAAAAATGTTGCGTAGTCTGTAGCTACCCATCTACCTGGTTGATCATAATCTCTATCAGTACCAGCTCCAACATCTTCCGGAATTACAATTAGGTGTGCATAGTCATTCATGTGTACACCTTCATTAAATACCTCATACTCAGCAACGCTTCTGTTCCAGTACCATGCTTTTGCTATAGAAGGAAAATCAACATCGGTCTCTCCATCCAGATCCATTAAAAGACTTTTAGCGGTAACTTGTGAGTCCCACATATATACTGTCGTAAATTTTCTAGCAACGCTATTTTCAGACCATACAACATTTTTAACTGCTATTAACTGTCCATCATGACAGGCACTTGAATTGATAGCTTTTAATAGTTCTAAACTACTTAAAACGTTTTGGACACCGGTATGTTTATATGACATCTTTATTCTTCCTTATTATGATACGAACCAGTCAGTTCCGTCATTCCATAACATTACGCATGCGAATGATTGATCAAATTTAAGCGGTTGAGCGTTCCCACCCCAGTATGTATATTGGTCTAACGTCGCGCTGCCTTGAGGAGACACCTGAATATGTGTGTAGGTATCACCAGCAGTACCTAGCTTATCTTTAACCATCAGAGTCTTTCCTTCTAGTCCTGCAGGGTCGGGCAGCCTAATATGGACGTTTTCCCCGGTCGGGCACTCTACACACAAGCAATTTTCATTTGCAGTTAAGTCCGGAACATATAGATTTTCTACAATTATATTTCCATTAACATCAGTTAGTGAAGAAGTACTCCCGTCATCGACTGACTGGGCACTTCCAGGCTGGACCATGGTAACTGTTCTAGCTGCATTAGAGCTAACACCTCCGCTAACATTTCCACCTTGTAACCATAACGTTATGGATGCTTCTGCAATATCAATTTGATATGCAGGGTCTATCACTTCACAGTTTTCTTCCAATGCACGAATGGCAATCGTTTGACCGGCAAAGACTGGAATATCTAACTCATTTCCTTCACCAATATATTTCATTGGGTATGTATTATTATCCGAAGCATTCCATTCAATCCAGCTAACACCTGTATACTCATTATATGACAGTGTTTGATTAGGAGGTGTTGTACCCTCATCTGGATCTGAACCATCACCCAATGTACCGATTGACCAAGTAACCTTCTCACCAGTGGTTAGGCCCGGGAAGTTAATAGGATGCTCAGAAATATATCGTACAGAGTATCCTACAATTTTACAATCAAATGGAATTAATAATCCCTGTGCCCAATTCTGGCGTGTAAATGTATCACCGGTAAACGCTGCGGCACCTTCACTTGGTGTATACCCTGCCGTTCCGTCAGCTCCCCAAGAAACAAATCTTGCCGAAGGCTCGTGGGTCGGAGCTAATGCATGAATGTTTACTGGAGCATTGCTCAGTGGGTAAGTAATTGAAAACCCAAACATTGATGCATCAACGCTAGCAGACGCAGAAGGATTGTTTCCTCCAAGTGTAGCATTTAATGACGATCCATTTGCTTGAAAGGAATTAATCCATGCTACAAAATCTCCTGCTGCGAAACCACATCCAAGAGCTAGTGAATTACTTCCCTCAATAGTCAAGCCTAATAACCTACCAGGCGGAAACCCCGTGGCCTGATCACCTAGCCAGTTTGGATCCCAGCCGCCCCCTCCATTATCGATGTTTGTCCCATTCCAGGTTAGGCAGGATCCGTTGTTACCGTTAGCAGGATCTAGGGAATACCCTAAACCAAAAAAGATTGGCCCGATCGGGTTAGTATCAACTATTCGAATTGTCGTATCACCCACAGAATCAATTGGGAACTCAAACAACATAACTGATGCGTTAGGGCTTTCACCGGTGCTAGCCTCTCCGGCTGGTGCGTCTGCGAATACATCAATACAGACACCATTCATTGCAGTACGCCAGCCACCACCACCGCCAAGAGCTCCGCCGGCTCCGAATATTGTTCCGGAAACGTATACATCTCCGCCAAAGACAGCTGTCCCCCTTGTTCCATTTCCATATTGTAGAATGTTTCCGCTATCATCTGTTGGCTCAACGCATGATCCGATTGAGCCTGAAACATAGAAATTAGTATCTGCAAAAGTTCGAGGGTTTAATAACGGGTCAGAGCCATGCGTACCAGATAATATTAGAACCTGTAGGCTTTCTTTATCAACATTTCCAGATGAATCAGCTATAATCGGTGCTAAGACGCTAGTTGTTGGCGCACCATAACTTAGGCTACCCAAGCCTATTGCCGTTAGATTTGAATAAAGTGATGTAGTTCCTACACCGGCAAATGTGTCAACACCATTCGTTTGGTCACAGGCATTTCCAGCTGTATCACATACCTCTAGATCCCAAAACACATCAGCAATAGAATCATAAGCTGTGAAGTATGGGATGTCTCCTATATTATAATAATCGCTGGTACCGGCTAGCCCGTCGTTACCCATTAGCATAATTGTTAGGTTGCTTACTATGGTACCATTTTTATACTCCCACTGTGTACCACTACCAACATCAACACAATGTGCACCCCCAAGATAATACCTGTTTCCCCCATCTTCTCTATATGCAGCTACCTTATCTCCTGGTATAGCCGGCCTATACCCACTACCACCAGGTATCGGAAACTGAATTGCTTCCCATGGCGTTTCCGCAAAAATAAATGCGTGTTGGGATGTTGATACCGTCCAGCTGGAAAAGTCAAAAACCGTTATATCAAGATCTGGGTGTGTGGCATTACCAACCGGTACCGGTGGACCAAAGTCTTCGTGGACGGTTGATAGGTATATGCCTCCGGCAGGTGTATGATTTTGTAATATTGTATCCGTTCCGTCAGAGGTAGTGAATCCAGCTCGTGTATTTTGTGACAGTGTACCATGTACATTGCCGTTAAGAGATAATTCTAGTTTTGTATGCGGGATCGGATTAACAATTGCTCCGCTTGAATCAGTTTCATTTGATTCAATTCTTATGGCAGCATTAGATGTCTCTCCTCCATACACATGAACCTTTTGCATCGGATCATCGGTACCAATACCAACTTGGTTAGTTTCGTCCCTTAGGGTGACCTTGTCACCTCCGGAGATGCCATCTGTGTCGGGCCATAACCATGCAGCGCTATTAGATAAGCCTAACAGTGCATGGTTGACGTCATCTAGTGCATGACCAACCTGGGTATCCCCGGTCCACCAATCAATTAAGCCATTATCATATGGGTTGCCGGCAACAGTTGCGCCGGCGCCATCATGATCATCACCTTCTTGCCCATCATGGATTTCATTTGTATTAAGATCGCCTAAATCTTCTCTACCGTCCCTGTCATCTTTAAGTTGCGCGCCTCCAAGCCCGCCCGATTTGTATGCGACTGTGCCATCTTCTAAGATTACTAGTACCTTGGGCTCTTCCGGGGTACCAGCATCATCATAGTCTGTATTATCTTCTTTAAGTCCTATTATTTTTATTGGATTAGTAGCTGCAGCTTCACCGGCTACATCCGCGTATCCGCTTAATGGATCTTCCGGATCAAGTAACCCCCAAAACCCACCATCAGCTACACCACTATCTGCACCATGAATTGTAACTCTGTGCCTGATATTAGAAGTTGAACTACCGGTAACATCTAAATCGCCCGTACTGTCAACTTCAAAATCAATATAGTTTGTTTCATCATATGAAAGCCTAAGCTGTACATCATCTTTTTGAATTTCTACATGTTGATTAGGATCATTAGTACCAATCCCTGTTTCACCTGTACGGCGGATTGTTACCCTCACTTCATCTCTAGTACCAAATTGAAGATGGGGATCAACTGAGCTAGTCGTATCTTCTCCACCGATTAATAAGCTATTTGCTAAAGTGTCTGAAAATGGTTCTCCTTCTGGATCTTCTCCGGAGGAACCAACCAAGCCAATAATAGCTTTATGTGACCCACCATCTTGAAGAAACTGAATATATGGGTTATTATCTTCACCCCCTGCATCATTAGCATCCGCTTCCAGCATAATTACAGCGCTATTATCACTCTTGATATGTAGTTTGGCAGGGGTATCACCTGACTCTAAGAGTGCTAGTGTTTCTGCAACGTCCCCAATCTTTGCATGAATCCTTGCTGCCGGCCCAGTAGCGGAATCGACTCCAGCGCCAATCTGTCCGGCACCGGTTATAACGACGTGATCAACTCCGCCGCCGGTATTATCGCCATCGCCGTAGTAAAAATTAAGCCTGGCATCTGTGTTGCTACCTTGAGGTTCTGGTTTCGCAGCTATAGTCCATTCGTGTGATTGCCCAAACGGACCAGAAGTATCTTCTTCGTTTGTAAATGAAAGCCTTGAAAACCCAGTGTCAGCCTCATGAAGCAGTAACTGGTGATCTGAGTCTAGCGAGGACGTCGAACTAATATGGAGTTTAGCTGTGGGTATCTCTATACCAATACCTACCGTTTGATTATGATCAATCGTCATAGCTAAACCATCGGTGGTACTCTCCGCGCTAGTACCCATAGGTCCGTCATCATCCCAAACAGCGCCGCCATGGTTTGTAAAGAAATTCAATCTTGCGGGAGTGTCACCTGGACTCCAGTCTTCAGCCGCCTCAGCCTCTATTCTAGCTGCCTTTCCACTAGCAAGGTCTCCAGCTGTTTCAGTACCAGAAAATTGTAATGTACCAATAACAGTACCATCACCCGGTACATCCGGATCAGTCGTTGGGTCACTAGCTGGACTTCCAATATGATCATGTGTAGAAGATATATCTAAAAATCCGGACTCATTATATAGAGCACCGGAAACCACCAGGTCCCCGCCGAAGACGCCCACTGTGTAATTTGCAGTACCAGCATATGCAGCCTTTCCACCTGGTACACCCCAAACATAAAATGCAGTATCATCATGTTGTCCAGAGCCCCCAGTGTTACCTTCCTTCATAGAAAATAATGGATTTGAAGTACCACCAATTAAGTCACCAGGTTCAGATAAAAGGATTATTTGATCCTGGGTGTTTGTGTCGCCTGAATTTTGTCTTCTTATATCTAGTGACGCGCTAGGGATCGGAGCATTAATGCTTACGTAATGATTAATTGAATCAATATTAAATAAGGTATGCCCGGTACCCTGTGGCCCTGTTGGGCGCGGGTCGTATGCATCATATACAGCACCACCGATAATAGCAGCCTCACGATCCTCATATTGACCTAAGCTATCTCCACGATGTGAGGCAATTGCTTCATTTAGTTCAGCAACAGTTATAACACTGTTAGTCGACCAACCTTCAGGTGCATCTGAAAAATTGTGTGAATCACCTTCTGCATCTGGAACAGAAGACATCGTAGTTGCTGAAGCATCAACACCTCCGGTTAGCTCATGAATTCCATCCCCTCCGCCACTAAACTCTAGAGATAGACTAACATCGATAGCATCAGATAGATTACCACCATCAGAAAATGCTTCAATGACCACTTCGGCTGCATTTGATAATGCAATTATATCATTAGCGGTCGACACACCTGGCTCAAAGGTAATTACATAGTCAGGTGCCGCGGCATTATCTATAGATGTGCCGGTACCATTAATAAACTGTATTGTACAGTCATTACCATTTTCGCCGACATGATCAGTACCGGCAGTAAACCTCAAAATTGACTCATCAATATAAACATCAACCAGCGCTTGGATTACGTCTTGATGAAAAGTTAGTGCAGCATCTTCACCTGTTAGCCAGTCACGAGGGTAATCATCTTCCGGTGCCATAAACTGAACAAAGTTAATGTCAGCAGTATAGTCTTGGGCTACCAGGTTACCAGAAATAAATAGTTCACCTTCTTGTGATAGATCAACTTCAACAACTTGTCTTTCTGCAAACAAGGTACCAGAAATTACAACATCACCCCCGAAGAGAACCACTCCGCTCTTGGCTCTTTTTTCTACTTCTGCATATGCTTCTTCACCATCTTCGGTGTATGTATGATGTGTATGCTGAGCGCCTGAAACAAAAAGCCAAACGTCATCACCGACTTTTAGCCCTGAGCCATCGCCATCATCTAGCAACTGAGGAGGTACAATTCCCTCAAAGGCACCCTCGATATAATCTGTTCCTGTAGCTGAGGATGCAACCTCTAAGGTATCTCGAGGATAGATCATTAATCTAAGATTGGGAAGTTGTTCATCCCAATCGGAGGATGCAGGATCAATAATTCCACCTGATGCAATTAGATGCGACGACCTAATTTGTTTGGCGAAAAAATCTTTTGGTCTATTTTCAAATCCCATGTCTTATTAACTCCTACTTTCCTACGGCGTGTAGTTGAACATGCATACCAGGAACATATGCATTAATTGAGATATCAACCTCTTTCTTTGTGACTGACACAATATGCACATCTGCATTACCCATGGGTTCCCCATTAGGGCTTAAGACAGACGCGGTAACGACTGGAGGTGATCTAAACTCTGCTTTGAATTTATATTTTTCTCGATATTTTCCTGTCATATCGATGCTCTTTACTTCAATAATCCACTGAGGTACATCTAGTTTTGTATCTACTAATCCCATCTTATTACCTATTCCGGACACTCAATCCAGATCGCATGCCACATAACTTTTCCATAATAAGGGTTAGTGACACTAATATCCGCACCGGTGTGTGAGATATTAAATACGCTAGCATTAATAGCTTCTTGCGGATCTAGAGAAGTTACAGTAATGATGGGTGGATTTTCCGGAGGTGCCGGGAACGGCTCGTCGAAAGAAAATGACTTATAGGTCTCACCTTCAAACTCGACCTCGCCAATCTCCATTTGAAAATTGACAGGACTCCAATATGCCCACCTCGGAGTTCGCTTAACGAACGGGTAGATCTTCTTAAAACGGTTTCTATCTCTTTTTGTGAATTTAGTATAGCTCACTACAAATCTCCCAATACTTTAGTAAATATTGAGTGATCCGAATAAAGTCTAGCTTATCTAAAGAATCTTTGATGCTAATGTAGCAATATCAGATCTCTGACCTCTGCTTAACCTTATATGTCCAGCCAAACTAGAATCCTTAAACTTTTCTATAATGATTGAAAGACCGTTAGATTTGCTATCGATATATGGCGTATCAACCTGGTCTGTATCACCCAATAGTACCACCTTTGACCCATGACCAATTCTTGTTATAACGGTTTTTAGTTCATGGATGGTAGCATTTTGTGCTTCATCAACAATCACAAAAGAATCATTAAACGTTCTACCTCTAATATAGGATAGGGGAGCAATATCAATCTGTCCCTTTTGCCTCATACATTCAAAGTACGTTGTATCACCAAATGCATGCCGAAAGTTATCAACTATTGGTGCCAGCCATGGTGCCATCTTTTCATCCATATCACCTGGTAGGTAACCTAAGTCTCTTCCTACGGGCTCAATTGAACGTGTGAAAATAATTCTCTTATAGTTTTCTAACCCCAGGTGTCCCATTGCTGACAGTAAGGTAAGAAATGTTTTTCCGGATCCCGCAATACCCGTTAGGGTCACTAGCTGAATATCTGGATCACTTAATAACGTTAACGCAAACTTTTGTTCTTTGTTTCTAGGCTCAATCCCGACATGTTTGCATGCCTCGGACTGTGTTAATTTCGAAATATTATTATCCCTGTATATTCCGAGCATTGAACCACCTGAGCCCCCTTTACCTAAAACAAACTGATTAGGCAACAACTCTATATCAATTTCCGGCTCTTCAATTTTTCCATACTCAAAAAAGTGATCAACATCTTTATCACTGAGATACAGTTCAGTTTCCCCAGTATAGATCTCATCTGTCTCGATATGATCCTTATAATAATCCTCAGCCGGCAAACCTAAAGCATCAGATTTCACACGTAGGTTAATATCCTTAGTGATTATTTTGGTAACCTTACCCGGGTTTGATTTCTGTAAGAAAAGTGCAGTAGCTAGAATCCGGTTATCAGCATGTTTAGCGTCTAGCCCTTCTGGTATTTTGATTTCATTGCTACCTTCTATTTCTACTCTAATCGTTTGATCATTTTCCTCTAATCTAATTTCTTCGTCAAGCCGCCCCTCTTCTCGTAATGTGTCGAGGAACCGATTAACATATCTAGCATTTTCTCCTAATAGTCCTTTCTTTTCTTTAAAGCGGTCTAGTTCGTCTAATACCGTTAATGGAATTATAATGTCATTTCCTGGTAAAGAGTGAATCGCTTCCTTATCATAAAGCAAAACTGACGTGTCTAAGACTAAGATTTTTCTATTACTCATGCATTCTCCATATTTGTGTTTCGATTAAATCTATCCAAATCATACAGTCCGATTATATTAATAACTAGGATGCGGGCAAAAATATATCTTAAGATAGGTAGAGGTTGTAGTGAAGAAAAAGAGCGAATTAGTAATATTAGGCACCACATGCCATAATGAACATGAAAAACACAAGGTCCCATGTCAAAAAAAAGACTGCCGTTATTGGCAGTCTTGTGATAAATCTCAAAATTGTATTATGATATCGGCCAGGCAAGGTGAAAAAACACTCCAAGAAATAGGTGATATTTTTGGTGTGACCAGAATGAGAATATGTCAAATTGAAAAATTAATTTTCAAAAAGCTAATGACTAAAGGTGACCTTAAAAGTCTTTAGTTATTCTTTCATTCCGCCGAATATCGTTAGCGCAATTAAGCCAGGCAAACTATCATTAACATAGATGCCAGAGAAAAGTGTGTCTGCTCTACCACCAACATATGCGCTAGCAGCTTCTAGCCTATTACTAATATCTGGATCACCAGCCATAGCCGATGTTACTAGTAACAGCAACACACCGGTCGCAGGATGTCCTGTGGGGGACGGACATGCGGAACCCCTAAGGCTACCTTGGAAAACCGTTGCGCCTAAATCACGACCACTTGGGTCCTTCACAACAGTACTTCCCAAGAATATTCTACCAGGCACAGATAAACATCTTTCAAGATCATTAGAATCAAACGCTGATATCTCGGATGGTGTCGCTGCTAGCTTAAGTACCTGATGTACTGTTTTTGCAAATGCAGAGTTAGCTGCTGGGTACATATTCAACATACCCACCTTACCGCGCAGCAACTGTAGTTGCCTTTCATTATCAATTACGATATGGGGTACCCCTGCAACATCATTTAGCAGGGTTTCATAATTTGTTTTGATAGCTGGGTTTAATAGTTCTTGCGCTGATGGCTTACTAACAATATACACCACATTACCATCTGATTCAAGGCTCTTAAGGTATCGTTCAAAAGCACCATGTAGTGAATGACATGCTGATCCAGTGCCACCGCCACCGCCGGCTAATACAAATAACCAGTCTAATTTTCCAAGTCGGCTCCGGCATGCATCTTCTACTAATGCGCTGTTATCTGCTAAAACTTTTTTACCAAGATCAACATCTTTCCCTACACCGTCGGTGTCTGGTACGTTTAAGAAGTGTGCAGCATCAACACCACCAGGCTGATCTTTTTCTGTAGTGTTAACTAAGAGTGTCTTATTAAACCCTAAGTCTAAAAATGCCTTGGCCAGCTTGCCACCGCCACCGCCGACTCCTACAAACCCGCAATTTAGTGCACTCTTTGCAGTATTGTCTGGAAGCAGCCTATCATCGACTACAACAGACTCATCCATTCCACCAACGAATCCCCAATCATCCTCTGCAGGATTGATATACGTATCGTCCTGGTTTTCTTTATCTTTTGTACTCATTTTTTTTCCTCTTTTGTTAGTACCAGTTTTTCTAATGTTAGAAAGATAGCTAGCCATTATAATCTCCATATGGTGGAGACGGCGGGAGTCGAACCCGCGTCCGAAACAATTTTAATTTCAAGTCATTCACAAGTTTAGTTAGTTTCTTTAAACCAACAAAGCATCCACTGTATGTTATCCTCCATAGTCCGTGGCCGAAGGAGTTTTGATCTTGTTTATTTCGGTGGGATCAACCACTTAGCCTAAATTGGATAGATGGCTTTAGGCAGCCACCCGATTAAGCCGCGAGGGCGTATTCGTAATTGTCGTTATTGTTGGCAATTAAAATTTTGTAACATTGTCAAACCACTTGTTACCGTTGGTTACTTGCACTCTTAATCTCCATTACCCCGTCGAATCCGTTTCGTCCCCTGACTAACCTTTACGGGCCTTCTCCTCTTGAATCGTTAACTTTACTAGCTCTGCAGAAGAAGACTTAAGGGCACGAAGGCCGCGACGTGCTCGAACACCAGCGGAAGCATTTCCATTAGCATTCTTATGTACATCAAGCTCAAGGCTTTCCATTAGAACCTTTATTTCATTCCATTTATCAATAATTGCGCTCATATTATCCTCACTAAGTTTCAATTACGCTTTTCTTTTGGGGTTCTCCCAAATTATCCATATGCTTCTTAATGCATCCAGATATATCTATCATCATCTCTCTATTTTCTAATTCAAGTGATAATAAATAGGCTACACGAAGGATTTGTTGCTGTGAGACACCAAAATTAAGGATTTCTGCTACAATCTCTCTAGACATTGCAACTTCCTTCACAGCAGACTCTAAACTAGTAGTACCATATTTCTTAATACTCATACCTTATACCTCCATGCTAATAACATCTTTCCTTACAAATGTTTCAATGTTAAATTTTGAGGGCCCATTAAATATCAATAACTTTCCTTGAGTATCTTCATCTAATGAATCCTGGGTTAATACCACGTGACTGCCCCATTGTTCTTGCTGCAAAATAAACTGAACATTTTCCCATGTTGCAATATCTGCTTTATAGCTTTCCAACACAGACCGAATGTCTCGTGGGATCGTTATAGCAACATCATCAATAGCAACCATCGTTGATAATTCATCTCTTCCGACAGCTAACTCAGTGCGGCATATATCAATAACCTTATGTACAACAGCACAATTGTTGCATTGTACATATTTTGGTACAACAGTATCACTGTCATCAATTATAGAGAAAACTACAAATTGATGAAATATCGGGTTCTTTCTATCCCTATATTGCGGTAATATGCAATGACACTGTACTAAATGCTTAACACCACGCATTTTTTTACTTCGTGGTTTTACGACCGGTCGGTTTCTTTCGAGTACTCGTAGTTGTTTGAGATTCCTGTATACGTAAAACCTGGGAATGCAATGTATCCGTTGCTTGATCAACCGTGCTATTAACGATCGTAACTACTTGCTTTAAAAGATAATCATCAATTGCTAGCGAACCTGAAGCAGCTGCATTCATTAGGTTTGTACCAATATTTGATTTCGTAACAGAATTAACATCAACTAAGGTACGATATAGTTGTGCTTCGTATGTATTTGACATAATAAACTCCTTGCCTTATTAAAGTATATCGACATGAGCTATAGTAAACCAAAGTTAGCTATTTCGCATGTTTATCCGCTACCCATGCTGCCCACGACTCAGGTTTAATCATACACCGAAACCCCATCGATGTTATAAAGTTTTTAATTTTGCCTGAGTACTTAAAACTTTTGTTGATAGGGTTGGGGCTAACATCTGCATGTACAGTAATTGAATCTAGCCCAGTTTCACTTCGAATTAAATCTGCAAGGGATATTGCTAGCTCTGACTCATGTTGTAGCCGGACACCAAGGTTGGTGTAGCGTTTGGATGATACTTTTTTTCTAGTAACAAAATAAAATGCCCCCCACCCCGGCCGGTATAGGCATACAGTCACTGCAAAGACAACGGCATCTTTAAGGGGCTGGGAGTCGGATCCAATATGAATCTCATAACTTTTATTATGCTTAATGACGCTGTCTAAAACTTGTTCGAACGTTTGACAATTTCCAGATCCATCAAACCATGCTGCAGTATTCCAGTCCATAATTACCCATCATCAGTATCTAATATTAGATATGCAGACGAAGATAAAATGCTGTTAGCTAACGATTCTCCAGTTTTTAGTCCTAATGCTAATTCTCTTGCAGATAAAAATTGAAACTCATTATCAATTAGTGTCTGTAGCATGGTTATAACTCCCGGATTTTTTACATGTAAGATTGCATCAACTGAGTTAACCACCCCGTATCTACAGATATGTTTTAGCATATTAATCCCATGTTGAATTTGCAAATATATCGCCTCTTTATTATTAAGATTACTTGCTAGCTTGATGTTTGTACATACCGAGCTTAAGGCTTTAGTTCTTTTGTCTAATAAATCCTTTTTGTCTCTAACACTAGTATTTTGTTTTTGATCAATGATGTTGTTGATATGTCTTTTCACATCATGAGTTGTTTTTTCGTTTGATATAATCACACTATTATTAATGACAACCTTATCAACAGTTACAATATCTGCTGGTTCAATTCCAGAAATTACATCACCCTTAAGCGATGAAACAACATCCGTCCCACAAACAACTGCTAAGTCGACTAGCATATTAATCCCGTTAAGATCATATGGTACAACAACTGGTATTACATTTAGCGTTTCGCGACTTTTATTAACAGCTAATGTTCCGAGTACTTCATCATTAAACCCTCGGGCGAATATTACCCCTGGCCTTTTTTCATTATGAAAATACTCTAAGACTCTATTGATCTCTCCAACGGTCTCTATAATCCCATCAATTATTAAGATTTTTGGATGATATTCTTTCCACTCTTTTAGTTTTGTGCTAGCAGCAAAATTTTTCTCTGCTGAAAGGGGGAATGTATAGCCGCTGGTTAATTCTACACTAGTTGATGATGTATAATCCTTGTCAATATATAGTTGGCCATTATGTCCTGTCATATTGCATGCTTGGAGGATGATAGAAGAGGATAGGGGGTTTCTAATATATTTCCTTATGGACTTAAATGCTATATCCTTAGATGTCCTCCTGGACAGGTTAGAGAGCAAGCGTATATCATCATCTAAATCTATAGATGTGTCTGTTTTTCCAACCATGATTTCATGTAATTTATGCTTAAGTAATTGAGTACATGATAACATAGCAATCAACCCGGCAAAACCTGAGGTTTTTTCCAAGTTTATTACGGATTCTAATAGCATATTTCTTATGCAGAAAGACACTCCCCCGCGCGCGCGTGCTCGCGCGAACAGAGCGAGGCGGATATCC